CTCAATCAGTCCTGAGATTTTACAAATAGTCGTTGGCATCCACTCATCTTGCTACTATCATCGCTGGAAAGGCGTGTAGGAGCCTGTCTGCCGCGTTTTTCTGATTGTCCCGATAACTTTCACGTCTGGTCTTGAAAAGCCGTTTCCCACGCTCTTGCATCGGTCTGGTTGCTTGGTCTGGTCTGAAATGTGTCATCAGCATCAACGGAGAGCCGTCTACGAGCGTCTGTGGCGCGTTTTCGCGTGGAAGTCGATAAAGTTATCATCTAGCATCTAAAACGTCTTAAAACAGGCTTTCTCGTGGAGTTGGCAAAAACAAAAGACTGCCATTGCTGACAGCCCGTGTGCTCAGTCCATCCAAGTATACTCTTGGAATCGTTGAATCTGCTTGTTAAACGTAATGGGAAGGTCGCCTATCTCACCTTCCTTGTTCTTGCTCAGCCGGAATAGATACTTGTCGGGGTTATCACCGGACAGAAGAATGATTGCATCTGCGTCCTGTTCAATCTGTCCGCTCTCTCGCAAGTCGGAGTTGGTAGGAGTTGCTCCGGGCTTGGATGGATTTCGATTGAGCTGTGCCAGTGCCACCACGACAATGCCTGTGGTCTGCGACAGCTCATGCAGGGCAATGGATATAGCTGTAATGGCGGTATATCTGTCCTTTGCGCCTGTTTCGTGGATGAGTTGAAGATAGTCTACGAAGATGACTTGAGCCTTTTTACGGAGAGCCTGAGCCTTCATCCACGCTACGTTCTTTCCGGCAGCGGAGCGGATATATAAGGGCATCTTCATGTTCTTTGCCTGTCCGTCAATCTCGTTCAAACTGACCGCCTTATTTTTCACCGTGTCCAGAGGGCAGTATATCTGATTAGCCATCAGACGTGCGCCCAGCTTGCGTTTGCTGGTTTCTAGGCTGAAATAGTACACGGTGTAGTCCTGCTTTGCCATGCTTGCTGCTATTTGCAAGGACAGGGCTGTCTTGCCCGCAGACGGTCTGCCACCGATGATTATGAAATCACCCGGTGAGATGTGCAGTGCTTCATCCAGACGCTCTAGGCCTGTCTTGATATACACAGGCTTCTCGTCCATGTGAAGCACATAGTCGTTCAGCACATCCTCGTATGTCCACGCATCTTCTTCCTCAGCTTTCAGGCTCATCGCTTCGCCCATTTGCTGGTAAATGTCTGATAGATCAGAATAGTCGGTAAGCTCGCTGGTCATCTGAAATGCCAGACCTTGCACACGAGTGAGTGCGGCTTGTTCTCTGATAAGCTGTGCCCAACGCTGCATCTGCTCCCTGTCAATTCGTACACACTCTGATTCACAGGTTTGCACACACGCCAAGAGCGTCTGCTCTACGTCTGGATGTTGCGTGTTTATCTCGACTATATCTATCTTACCCCTAGCCGTCCAATAGCCCTGAACAGCTGCAAAAGCGTCTCTCAGCTCAGGTCTGAACAAGTCAAGTTCAAGGTCTGGTATGATTTCATCCACAACGCCCGGCTTGCAGAGCATCAGCGCACCGATAAATACCGTTTGAACGTCCATTGTCATAGTCTAGGAAACTCCATATCCGTACTTTGCTCGTACTGGTCGTCCTGTTTCAATGCGTAAATGTCCTGCCATCCAGCATATATGCTCTGGTCGAGAATGGCTTTCCAGTCATTCCGATCAAACTTTTCCAGCTTGTTGCAGAGCATCTGTTTTGCCCGGTCTGTCATAGGCTTTTTGATTCTTGTACGCATCTGTGCGAACTCTCGCAGGGATTCCAACAGGGCTTTATCGCCATGAGCAAAGTCGGAGAAGATGTCAGGTTTCTTCTTGACTGCACTCTCCGGCAAGGTCTTGACGTTCGTCTGACTGTCAGTTGATACTATGCGTTCATCGTCACCTGACTTTGAACTCATAGATGAGCTGACTTTCATCTCATTTATGGCATGAGGATGAGCTGACTTTCGTGTAGACCATCCTTTTGATGCAATATCGCTTCTTTTCCACTCTTCATCGAGCAGATGTTTAATCAAAATGAAACAAGATTCTGCTTTTTTTGAGTTCAAAGTTGCATTTTTTTCTTCAAAAACGTATGCGCAGATTGCATCGTAGAGTTCCAATTTCTCTTTGCTTTTTAGTGTGGAGATGGCTTCAAAGTAATATCGTTGGAATGTAAAGCTGTCTCGTTTTTTGTCCATACATATCCCCCATTAAAACAAACGATCAGCGTCAGGTTCACGCAGCCAGCCTTCGCCCGGAATGTTGACTATCTCATAATACTGCCGTGCAACGTAGATTGTTTTCTGCCCATCCTCAGCAATCAGACCGACAATCAGATAGTTACAAGCAGCCATAAAGAACCAAGGGTTGCTCTTGTAGGTCTCGCCTTTCATCCAGTTCTTCATCCTGTTCACGGCTTTTTCAATATCCTTGTCGGGGCAGTCCGGGTTTTCGTATGCAAAGAAATCCTCAGGAAATTTAAGCTTTTTCACTTTCTAAATCCCTCTCTCGTTCTCACAATTCGTTTGTAACCTTCATGTAACTTTGCGCCTTTACGGTATACAGGTCGATTGTGCTTCTGCTTGATGTAACCGCACTGCGTTTCGGACTGTCTGACAGCATTTGCAAGCTGTTCAATTGATGCAGCACATCGGTTCATCGCTTCTGTTAACGCTTCAAATCCATCCATATTTATCCTCCTTTGGCTTTTTTGGCGCATACGTCCAGTGCGTTACAATGTACCAATCACCATGTTCCAACGGCTCGTTAAATTCGTTTCTCCACGCTTTTTCCCCAAATTCTGGCGCATAGAAGCCAAGCCTCATTTGCCGCTCATAGCCGTCTTCGTTTTGGTAAATGCGTTTTACCATCAAAATCAGCATCGGAGCATTTGACGGTGGCAACTCATCCTGCACGAAATGCCATACATACTTGTCCATATCCATCACCTCATACCATCGGAAACGCCATCCAATGCGTCACCGTTACATCTTTCGGCAATCTCTCACCTATCTCATCCCAGAACTGACCGTCTGCATAACAGCCAAGAAAATATGCTGTCGGTGAGATTCCTTGCAACATTTTTCCATCTTTATCACGCCACGTTGTCTTAGCCGCAAGTAACAAAGGCTGCGTCCGCTCTCGTGGCGGTTCGCTTGCTGGATGCCAAAGCGTGTTAGCCATTGCCCTTTCTTCTTTCAATCTCCATCCCATACGCCGTCAGGACGCATCTTTGCAAATGCCAGCAGACCGTACAGGGCACGTTTTGCGTTGCCCTCCGTGGCGTTCCAGTAGTCGCTATCGTCCACATCATCACCCAAAGCGGCAATAGCCTTTTCTAACATCGGGATGCTTTCTGCGCCTGTTTTGCCATAGATGGAACGGATGCCCTTTCTACCCAACACATCATCACGACGAAAGCAATTTCCATAATTATAGGTGGTATTAAGCCACAGTTCCTTCGTTCCTCCAATGGGACGAGTACCGCCAGCAACAAAGTGCGTATCATCCACTTCAAGCGTTTCATGCGTTACAGGGTCGCACAGCGAAATATCATAGCTCATCTTTCCCCTCCCATTCCTTGCATCCACGTTCGTCCCACACGAAGTCTGCAACGTGTTCTGACTGGTCGTTCACACACACGCCCTCCGGCTCTGCGTACCATTTGCAAGAGCCACAGGACGGCTCAGATTTGTTCTCACAGGATTCTGCTGTACATCGGATAGCCTTGCCAGCAGAAAACTGCTTGATGCCCATGCAAGAGCAATGTTCGGTGGTGCAGTAAATGTCCATTATATCTGCCCTCTCTTTCTCCTTCTGTTGGCATTGAACCGTCCGATCACTCGCTTATACTCTGCATAACACTCCGGGCACAGGTCGCCTGTGTCCCTGCGCCATGCCCAGTCCTTAAAGTATTCGTCATGGTTCATCATCCTGCCGCCTAGAACTGCTCCGCAGCGGTCACACACTCGCTTGTGGTAGATTCCTCTGTCAGTTTGCATTAGTGCTCCTTTTCATCAAATTTCTTCTGCATCTTAGTTCTCAACGCTCCGATACGTTCCTTGTCGTCAGTGATAATCTCATACTTGTCGCCAGACCAGCCAAGCGGAACATCTTCCGTGTATTCAATATAGATTTTTTCCGGGTGCGTAGGTGGCTCATAGGGGAACGTCACGTTTTTGCGAAAACGGCTACTTGTAAACCATGTAAGGCCACCGTTGTCAGAATAAGCGATTGCGTCAATGTCATGTACTTCAATCGTGTTACCTTGTGCATCAGTGGTCTTGAATACGCTTGAGCATCGTTTATTTTGGAAGCATCTTTGCCCCATTTCGTCCGACACATTAACCCATTCATCATCTTCTCCAGTCAGCGGAGTAATAGGCTTAAAGCGCAAAAGCCGCTCCAGAATAGACATTGCATATCCAGCGGTAAATCCACTATGGCCTTGACTTGCAAAAAGTTCAATAATGTCAAGGATGTTCTTATTGATTGCATTCTGCAACCCGTCTCCATCTTTTGTAATACGTGCAAGTTCTGATTTTGCATATTCTACGGAACTGCTCATTTTATTTGTCCTCCCCAACGTCCTTGAACAGGATTTCTTTGTCGGCTTTCCAGTCTTTGATTTTGCACGGAATATCCGTACCGGGCACGGTCTTTTTCAGACCGTCCATCTGCCAGACGTTCCATGAGATGATAGCAGCCATGTTGCGAACCTTCCCAGCGTCAGGCTCTATGCCGAACAGCCACTTAAAGTTCTCTCGCCATGTCAGGAGCATATTTGCTCTTGCAAGCAACAGGCTGTCACCCTGCCACTCATAGCCGTATGTAGTCGTCGCTGCGTCCTCTGCCACATCGTGCCATGTCCAGACATTCCAATCAAACCAGTCGTTTACACATTTCAGTTTGCGGTCAAATAGCCCTTTCCGTCTTGGTACTGGAATCTTTTTGCCTGTTACCGTGTCGTATCGGTTCACAAGGAATGGCGCTTCTCCGCAGGTGATTTCAAGGACTGTCGAATGGATGTACTTGATAGGCTCTTTCTTCATATCGGGCATCGCATCGTTTTCTTCGCCCATGTCTATCATCTTTTCGCATACCCAAGAAGGAGCGAAAACCTCTGCTTTTGCTTTGGTTCTTTGCTTCTGCTCGTCCAGACGCTTGAGAACTCGTGGCACTGGCGGGCACTTCTTGATTTGTTCTAACGTGATTTCATCCGTAAAGCCTGCGCCTAGTTCAGGCGGTGGATCTGTCGCCCAGATGATGTTTTTGCCGGTAGTACGGTCTTTAAGCAAGATAAACAGCACCGCCGAAAGAATCGGGTCGGAGAAATCAACCAACTGTTGTTTCGTTTTCCGTCACCTCTTTGTACTCCACGTCAATTCCTTTCGGTAAAGCTGTCTGATACTTCTGAGCCAGCTGTTCTGCGCTCTGAGCATCGCCCAACGGCTGTTCAGGCGGCGCAACGGTGACTTCCACGTTGTCACGCATACCAAAATAGTTTTTAGCTCGGAAAATCCACTCTGCGGGGTTCTCCTGACCGTACATACCGTTGTATGCCCACATGGACTGCATTTGCAGAATCAGCTTTAAGATGTACTTCTGCTGCAAGCTGTCGTCACGGCGTTTGCCCGCCATAATCTGCTTCAGGCTCACCCATTCGATGCCCAGTACCAGTGCGATCCATTCCACCACAGGGGAGATTCTGGCTTCGATGCAAGCGTCAAAGAAGAAGTCAAGACGTTGCTGCACTTCAATCGGGTTGTTCATGTCCACGCTCGGAAGGTCGCCAAAATACTTGGCTGCAATCATTCCGATGACCTTCTTGTCCTCTTCATCACCGATTCTCGACTGCAAATCGCCCGTGTTCAGCATCTTAGACCTCGTGATTGCCAACTCCTGTTGTTCTTTCACCTTTTTACTCACCTGTGAGCGGATAGATTTCCGCTTGTTAAGCATCTGCTGTTTTTTCTTCTCACGCTCTTTCTCACGCTTCGCAGCGGCTTCTTCTTTCGCCTTTTGCGCCCGTTTCTCACGCTTTTTCTTTTCAGCTTCGGTCAGCGGCGGTCTGCCACGACCACGCTTCTGGGGTGTTGCCATGTATCAGACCTCCTTTGGCGGTTCAGGAAGATATGCCCAATGAGTTACATCTCCAAATACAATGTACTCGTCGTGCTCTTGCCATAATCCGTCATAAGACAAAAATGCAATTTCAATGCCGAACTTTTCTCTTTTTACGAGAACTTCTTTTTCTTTTTCGGGCAAAACTTTCTTGGCATCAAACCATATATTGACGGGCTCAGATTTTTCCAATACGTTGGCTAAATCTAAAAATACATCTCCAATGGTGTTTCTGATTTGTCCTTGTATGTATACGATGAAGTTTTTGCTATCCAAAAACGGCTTTGCTTCATTCTTTTTGTCAACGCCAACAGTTTTCCAAGCCGCAATAATTGGCTCAACATCAACCAGTTTCACACTCTCACCTCTTCATCTTCGTTTCGATGTTGTCCAGCTTCCATGCAATCCACCAGACGGAGCAGCAGTTGGACAACTGCTGCCACCAAGCGCACTTTTCTTTCTCACACACGCACCGACCAAGCGGATTGCTGGTCATCTTCATCGGGCAGTAAAGTTCGTTGTCCATTAGTCATTCCCCTTCTTCGCGAAAGGATTGTACTCACTAGGGTCTGCCTTATTCGCCCATTCAACCCACTTAACGACCTTTTCACGAAGTTCATCGTCAAGTAAAAATGGCTCACGAATCAAAATAATCTTTGGATTCTTCTTCATGATGTCTGCATTGGTCTTGATTTCATCATAATCAATCGAGCCA